CATCTGCTCTACCGCCTTCTGTGCCTCCACAATCGAATGAACAAGCTCTTCAAGCCCCTCGTCATCGGATTCACTGTGGTTGTCGAGTTCGTAGAGGAACTGGTCGGCCAGCAAGACAAGCTCGGCGATACGAGCGTGGTCGCGTTGGATCCACACAACCTCAACCGGCTGCGGTGTGGGCTCCGGGTCCCAGTCATCGTGGTGCTGTTCCCACGCAAACGCGCACGACTGCGCTCCCACGACATACATTGCCCATTGCACCTGGTCGGCGTAACCGGACTTTTTGAACACATCACCGTCAGGGTGCAGGTTGTACTTAGAAGTTTTGATTTCCGACGTGTAGACCACTTCACCGTCGACAACACCAACGCCGTCAGGGGTAGCAAGGTGGCGTGCGTTTGCTTCGGAGCGAAACAGCACCACGTTGTGGCTAACACCGTGGGTCAGCTCTAACTGCTCGGCGATAACCGCTTCACGGTCACGACCCCACTTCATGTACTTGCTGTCGTACGTGGATTCGGTGGTGGCAAGTTTCTCGCGCATCACTTCGTTGCGTTTTCCCGCGGCGATTTTCGCAATCTCCGTCGCGGTCACACCTTTGCGACGTGCAGTCAACCATGCGGTGCGGTCATTCGAGTCGGCCATGCCACGCTCAAACAATTCAGATAAAGTGCTCATTCTTCCCCTCCCGGGGTATTCAGTAATTCGGGATATTTGGTGAAGAAGTGCATGGCGTATAAGTCGGCCGCGTACTGCTCCAGTTGTTTCGGCAAGTTCGCAACACTGAACGTGCCTTCGGTAATGCCCTTGCCGTCGACGTCATCCCAATGAACGCGCACGGTGGCAACTACGACCCCGTAGTGCTCCGGATGCTCATGCGGGGAGACAAGATTCAGATCTAAACCGCCTGGCACGAAGTCAATGACGAACATGTACCCGTCTTCAGTGGGGATGCTCACGCTGCACCTCGACTCTTCAAATGCCACTGCTCAAGAGCGTCGGGTGCGGTTGGTGTGACGTAGACAATGACGCCGGGGTTATCCCCGTCGGTTGCGTACGCTTTTGCCGTCCACAGCTCCACGACACGGGCATCGTCAACCCACACGTCAGCGTCAGTGATGCCATCCATGACGGCACGCACCAACTTGTCAAGATCCGGCTTCACCGACGGGAAAGGGCGAATAACGGACGTTGGACGTGGCAGGAGAAACAACATGTCTACACTCAAATGACCGTCCAGCCGGTCACCCTTATGCGAGGCACGTGCAGCGTTGGCCACGTTCTTCCGCCACGGCTTCAACTTTGACCCGTTAGCGTCACGAACCCACGCCTTGCCACCGTGCTGTGCAACAGTCTTAGAGCCTTGTGGGATAGGTGTGCCCGAAGCACGGAAGTGAAGAATCAACTATTTGACCGCCTTGCCATGATGACAAATGCGCTCACGGCCATGACAATCAGTCCAAGCAACGACATGCCGTCGAAGCGTTGGAACCAAATCGTCGGGGCGACGGCCAGCGCGCAACCGGCAAGAAACAGAATGTTCACAGAATCACCAGGACAATCCCCACAACAAGCATGGTGAAAGTGATGACGAGCATGATTGTCGCTGCTGTCATAAGCCCGAGCAAGTTTCGGCGAGCGCGTGCGTCACGGTCATCGTCGAGGAATGTCATGCGCCAATCACCAGCTCACGAACGTCGACGCCCTGGACTGGCCAACGGTCAACACGGTGTTTGGGGCACAGCACGTGTGCGCCGTTGACTTGCCAACCTTTTTGGGTGACGTAGCTTGTCGCGGTGACTTGGTTGGGAACCGTGAACTCACGGAAATCGCGGCAGGTGCCGTCGATGTGGTCGCAGCGAAACTCGTATGTGTTCAGTCGTTGAATGCCCATCAGTTGACCGCCTTCCACACAATTGCCTGACGGCCGGAAGCGAGCTTGATGCGCTTGCCAGTGTCAGCGACGCGACCTTCACGGACAAGCTCCGCGCGACGTGAGCGAATGCCCGACTCAGATTTCATGCGTAAATCCACGGGACCGTTAGCGCGAAACATGACCACCAGTTGTTCGTCGCACTTCGGCGTGCGCAACAACTTGAGGATGTGTCGTTTTGTTGCGGTGATGTCTTGAACCGAGTCCGCCGCGTCATTTGACGTCTGGGGGTCGGTTTTGCGTGCTTTTGCTACTGTTTCCAAGAGAGACATGTCAGTGCCTTTCGTTTAGGGCCGTCATCCGCGCCAACGGGTGGCGGCCATTTTCTGTTTTATTCAGTTGGTTTGAGGGGGGACGGTCAGCGGATCAGGCTGCCGTCCCCGTTCCGGTATTGCGCACGCCGGAAGATTTGTTGCCGCCGTATGTGCGGGCGTCGATGAACGCTTGAAGTGACGATGCGGGGATGCGTTGGAAGTGACGGCCGTCGCCCATTTCGACAACGGTAAATGTGCCGTTATTGATGCGCTCATACACGTAGGGACAGCTGACGCCAAGAAGTGCCGCAGCTTCGCTGACTTTGTAGTGGCGTTCAATGACCTGGACTGCGACGGTCTGCCCGTCGATGGTTTCTTGCAAAATCATGCGTTCACCTCCGGCCAGAGAGTGTGGTGCGACACTTCGAGGGCGTTGCTGACGCGGTTCAGTTCGTCGACGCTAAAGGATCCGATTCCTTCGAGCTTCCTGTGAAGTGTGGCGTAGGGAATCTTGGCCATTTCGGACAACGCTTTACGGCTCAAACCCCTGTCGTTGCGCCAATTCTCGATGCGCTGGGCGAGCCGTTGGTCAAAAGAGCCTTTATCCATACGGACAACATAGAGCCTTATCCGTACGGATACAACTCTAGTTTACGGCGTGTCGGAGTATCATTAACCATGTGGATAATATGTACCAAAACATAGACGCGTACACGCTCCGTGTTGCGTCAATCCTTCGACGCGAATACGAACGCTGTGGAATCAGCTATCGGGTCCTTGCAGAACGCACCGGCTTGTCAATGCCAACCGTCGAACGCGTAATCAACGGCAAACGGCCAATCAGTACGTTTTACCTTCAACTACTCTGTGCAGAATTTGGCACGACGCCCGCAGCAGTGCTCAACGAAGCCAGCACCGAGTCAAAATAATCGCCCGGACGCATCCCCAACGCCGTAGCCCGATCGCGCACCTCGGACACCGACAGCTTCCAAAACGTTTCTAACTCCATACCTACCCATTCGAATATTTGTTCGAACCATATGTACCACAGAGAGGCGACACGCACCAGATGGCAAGGTCAGCTAAAGGCGACGGCAGCATCTTCCAAACCGAGACGGGTTGGCGCGGTTACGTCACCGTCAACGGGAAACGCGTGTCATTTCGAGCCAAGAGCAAGGCCGAAGCGTCGCAAAAGAAACGCGAGCTCATAAACCGGCGAGACACCGTTGGAATTGCTACCGACAACACACATACCGTCGGTTCATGGATCAAACATTGGCTAGACGCCACCGAGGGTGCGCACGCCGCGTCCACCCATCACGGGTACAAGTATTTGGTCGACCATTACATGTCCAAAACTTTGCTCGCCACGTCATTGTCCAAAATCAACGCGGAACGCATTGAAGCGGAATATCGCCGACTGGCAAAAACCGGTCTTGCCGGTTCGACCATGCGACAAATTCACTCCGTTCTGCACACGTCGCTCAAGGTTGCTCAACAACGTGGGTACATTCCGTTCAACCCGGCCAGCATCGTCCTTGAGAAACCCAAACGCGAACGGCCGGAAATCACCACGCTTCACGAAGCCGACATCGCAGCCATCGAAGCCGTCTTGCAAACTCATCAGCTAAAAGCCAGATGGCACATCGGGCTGGCACTGGGACTGCGCCCAGGCGAAGCACTCGGGCTTGAATGGAAACACATCGACTTTGATAATCGACGCATTCTGGTCCGGCAACAGATCCAACAGGTCGGCAACGAACAAATTTTCCGCACCGGCACCAAAACGCAAGCCGGATGGCGTGACATCCCCATGCCCGACTACATTGCCGAAATGTTGAAAGAACACCGAATCCACCAACTTCAACACGTCGCCGGTGAGGGCGTCGAAATGTGGTCGCCGGACGGAAAGACGCACTCATGGGTATTTACGTCCCAGAGACGCCCTGGAAGGCCGTTGACGCATAATGGGGACGCCACCGAATGGCGGAAGATTCTCCAACAGGCTGGAGTGCCTCACGTGCCCCGTTACGCTGCCCGACACACGGCCGCATCGTTTCTCGTAGCCAACAATGTGGACATTGCAACCGTCGCAGCCATCCTCGGACACACCGATGCGGGCTTCACACTCAAGACGTACGTGCACGCCATGGACGAGCGAATGAAGGCAGTTGGCGACCTGCTCCAAAATAATAAGGTGCCAGATAAGGTGCCAGGCGAATCCGCAGCCTAAAGACAAAAAAAGAAAACCCCCGGTTGACCGGGGGTTTTTCTCTTGCTGGGGTACCTGGACTCGAACCAAGAACAACTGAACCAGAAACGTAAAAGTGGGTATCTGTGGGGGTAAAAAAACCAGTAATTTACAGGGATTTTGACCCTGCGGAGTCTGCCGGAATACACCGGAATAAGGACCATAAGGTGCCAGATAAGGTGCCAAAAAAAGTAACGCCCCCCAACCGGTATTCCGGCTGAGGGGCGTCAAGCTTTTGTTTAATTACTGGCAGGACTCACACTGGAGGAAGTCCATCGGATCCACGGGAACCGAATACCCGCCAACATTGTCTTTTTCTATCACGGGGTAACTCCTTGGTTCACGTAGAAACGGTCTAAAACGAGAATGACCAACGTGGCTATGGCAATCAACGACGAAGAGATGGTCCACCACGCCACACGCCGAGGAGCTTGCTCCTGCAACAACTTGATGGCCGTGTCATGCTCACCAAGCTTTTTCCAATGCACGTCGACCTGACCGTCCAAGCGTCGAAACTTATCATCGGTTTGCGACTCAAGCTTGTCCAGCTTGTCGTTCATCGCAGCCATCATCGCCTCGATTCTTCCGATTGCAACAAGGACGTCCGTCATTGACGGTTCGCCAGCCATCGGGGTTACTTCTTCGAGCCGGCGTTAGCAATCGCAAGCGTGCTGAAAGGCGCGGCAAGGTTGCCGACCACGGCGAGCGCAATTACGAGCCACACGGGTGCTTGCACGCCGCTGGCAAGAACTGCCACGGCGACGTTGCTCACAATCAGTGATGCCAGGCCGTACAGCGCGTACGCAAGTTTGCGTCCCTTGGGGTCGGGAATGAGAATGCCGAGGGAATCTGTGGCGGCAGTGTTTGTAGCGTCGGGAAGAGGTTTGATGGTTGCCATGGCGGGCTCCTTTATGAGGTGTATGGGTTTCGAGGTGGCGGGTTTCGGGGATGTGGGTTTTGTCTTTTGCACTGGTTTTGTTGTTGAGGGTTTGGAATCAACGGGTTTTGGAGTTTCCGGCGCGGTTGGCGCGGGTGCGGGTTTTGGTGGAACGACAACGGGAATGGGTTTGCGTAGTTCCGCCGTGGTGGCCGGTCCGACAATGCCGTCAACGGTGAGCCCATGATTAGCTTGGAAATCCTTGACGGCCGCTTTTGTTTTTGGGCCGTTGACACCGTCAACGTCAAGCCCGTAACCATAGTTGTTTAGCAACGTTTGGTATTCGCGCACACTTGCTACTGCTGGTGGTGCCGAAACAAACCACGGCATGACGTCTTCACGTCCACCATTGGGGTTGATGATGTGAACGTGAACGTGAGGTCCTGTTGAGGAACCAGCTCCGGGTGCTCCGGCTGCCCCTCCGGTGTAACCAAGCAAATCACCCGGTTTGACAACACGGTTGGTTCCCTCAAAAGCAGAACAGTGCAAGAACTGCATGACGTAACCAGGGGAATCTGCCAAAGCCAAACTGATGATGTACCCGCCGGAACCATTGCCATATTCGTAGGACACCAATCCGGCGTTCGGGGCAACAATCGGTGTTCCCACCGGTGTTCCAAAATCCGTTCCGCCAAGAGATCCCCGAGCGCGATGCGCAGCCCAATCGTCCGTAATTGGAAAACCTTCAAAAGGGTTTGGCATACCCATTAGTGCACCTGTCTTTCGTTTAGGAGAGATTGACCCACGCTGAACCTGTCCATCGTTTAGCCGTCACAAGTGGCGTCCAAGCGGAACCGTCCCAACGTTGAGCTGTCGTGTTATACGCAAACGCCGACGCACCGCGTCGTTGACCCCACAAATAAAACCGAGTCAACGTCAACGAACTGGTGCCCACGCTTGCTGAGCCCAAAGGTGACGCAGCGGACGTCGACCCCGAATACGACACCGTTTTAGATCCATCGGTGTTATGAGCAACCGTCACACTCGTGCTGAACAAACTGATTGTGTAACCTGCGGACTGACTTCGAAAATCGTAGTTATACGAACCGCTGTACGACGTCCCATTCAACGAAGCACTCCACGTGGACGTGCCATTCAAGTCATAAGGTCGATAAGCCGTGGAATCCAACACCAAATACACGGACATGTTCACAACAGACGTGTTATTGGCCTGAGAAGGCGAGCTTTCAGACACGTCAACATGAAAGGAAATGCCCGAATAACTTCCACCAAACGCTGCGGACGGCACTCAAATCACCAAAACCACAAATCGCCAACAGCATTAGCCGTTGGTGTTGCCGACTGAACAAAAATTGTTGTGGCAACCCCACCCGAAGAACCACCAGCACGAATTTTTCCGGCCGTAATGTTCGTCGGATCCGAAATTTCCGACGCAACCACCGTCCCCGCACCCGTCAACGTCGAACCATCAGAGCGAACCAAACCCGACGTAATAGCAGTCGCATTCGTGCCACCACGCGTAATCACCAATTTGCCCGACGTAATGACCGACGCATCTAACGCGTTCGGCGTCACACTAATCCATGCCGAACCATTCCAAACTTCAAGAACGGACAACGCCGAGTTGTAACCAATCTGACCAAGCACCAAAGGAAACTGTGTCGTACCCGTAGGTCGCGTCGTAGTGGTCCACGAACCAACTTTCGTGCCTATAAACGGCCGCGTATCCGTCACATTCGACGGAGGAACCGTCGTTGCGCTCGCCGAAACTTTGACCTGGGCAATTTCCAAATAGTAAACGCCGGTGTCGGTTTGATTGGCCGTCAACGTGGGACCCGTGCCTGAACCTGCTGTGCCGTCAACTTTGATTGCCGTGATGGTGTTTGCTGTGGGGTCGAGCTTCAACACAATCGAGTCAATACGATCTGAACCGGCGGCACTCGTCAAGTTGATAGTCAGCGTTGACGAGTTGTAGTACATGTGCCCGCGCACAATGGCGTATCCCGCAGCCAATTTGACGTTGACGGGTGAAGATGAATCTGCGGTGACTTGGAGAGCTGTTCCTCCGGCAACACCAATGACCCCGCCTCCTTGCATTGCGGTCAAGTGACGCATCAAGTACGTCCAGTCGTTTTCCGTTGATGTTTGTGAATCAAACGGCCACGAGGTTTCAGCCATCAGTGCTCCTTAACTAAAAAACACCCCGAAGGGTGTGAGGGTTTTGCAAAAAAGTGTTACAGCAAAATTGCTTGAATTTCTTCGACCGTCAAACCAAGTTTTGCCAATTTGCTGGCCGCGTTTGTTCGAGCTTTTTGTTTGGCGTCTTCATCTGCCAGAAAATCGGCGTGTTGTCTTGCCAGCATTTCTCGGTCAGCACGTTCTTGTTTTGTTTCTGTACGGCCTTGAACAACGGTGTCAAACATGTATTCATCCATGTGCATTCCTACCTGTAACCGTAAATCGTTAAGGATCCGTAAATTGGAGTCGAAGAGGAAATGATGCTGAAACCGTCGTACGCAAGTGAATTACGCAATTGACCATTGAGGTAATAGAAAGTTGGTTGTGTCGACCAACCTTGACCAAAACCAGTCAAGCCACTGGGAGCAGTAACGGCTGGTTTGATAAGGTCAAACACTTGAAGGTTTCCGACGACGCTGTCAGAATTTCGGATATTTGCTAAAGATATTTGAGCACCAAAGTTTAAGTTTGATACGTTGACAGATCCCGAGTTGCTAACTATGTAAGTGTTGCCTTGGTAATACCCATCTACCGCTTTGTCAGTTCCTGAAACCCTAAATCTAAAACTTAGGGAGCTGTTGTCGCCCGAACCGGCGGAACCATACGCTTCAAAAATCACTCTGTAATTTGTGTACGAAGAGCTAAAAGCATTGTTCACGCTAATTGTTGTCACGCCAGCAAAGGTGATGACACCAGCAGAGCTCATTGACGCGCTCCCGCCGACAGTCACGAAAGGCGTTGATCCCGACGGAATAACTGGCACCAAACCTGCGCCTGTTGTAACTCCTGTGCCTGTTCCTCCTTGAGACGCAGGAACCGTTCCTGTAACCGAAGAAAATGGGACTGTGCCCGTTATGGAAGAAAACGGAATCGTGGTCGCAGCAGTCATCGTCGACGTGCCGTTGCCGTAAACATATCCGGTCAACGTTTGGGCACCCGTGCCACCCGCACTAACGGGGATGACGCCGGACAACGCTTCAGACTTTTCAAGCGCGGCCACACGAGCTGAGGTATCGGTTTGCCGTTTCATCATCACAGCTTCGTAATCAAAACCAGTCGCATTGCCCACGGTCAAACCGACCCACAAGCCGTCAGTCTTCACGTCAAATTGTGCCGTCGTAACGATGCCCGTGATTTCTTGAGCGCCAACGGTTACGGTGACTTTGTCGCCGAGGTTGAAGTCCACGCCGTACGTCATGGTCGAATCGTTTGTCGGAACAATGTCCAACGACGTAATCGTCCCGCCCTCTTGGGTAAGCAAATCCGTGCCCGCTTGGGTCAGTTTTGTTGTATCCGTTTCGTTACGCTGATCGACGAAACGCTCCACACGACGTGACCAATACGATTCAGACGTTGAATTGGCCGTTTCAACAAAGACGCGATCCGCGCCCTGGCCTTGACCGGCCACGACAACATGGTTTGGTCCGTAGCCGTATCCGTAAGACGCTTTTTGCAGCGTGTTGTTGGCCACGTCCAAACGAATCGTGCCCGTGCGATCTGAGGGTTGATAAACCGAGAACTGAATGTTCGTGCTTGATTGTTTGACGTCAAAACCCAAATTCGGCGACGAAATGGCGGCAATAGATTGCATGAGCGTTCCGAGATTGTCAAAACGCGCTTTGCCCACAATTGATGAACCTATTGAAGTGTCTGTCGCAACAGTCAAACCGGTCACAGCGCGGGCGGCCGGAGCTGACCCACCGTTAGCTGAAGCCACCATGTTTCGTTTGACGTAGTAATACATGACCGTGGAGGCAACGGCCGTGTATGCGTCGTATGCCGAAGTTTGCGCGGTCACTACAGCCGAGGCGGGCGTTGGGTACGCCAAATGCTCGCCCAAAACAATGTTGTCTGTTGCTCCACGAATTGCCCACACTCCAATTGGCGAGCCGGAAGTTTTTTGATTCGTGGCAGCAGTTGTGGGGCCTGAAAACAACACCCCGCCTGGTCCGGTCACGATGATGCCGTAACCAGGGGTGCGCAGCAGGTCTGCGCGGGCCGACGTTTCGGGAATAGTAATTTCCCACGTGCCGACGTTGTTGAATCGCAAAGTTGCTTTGAATGTGGTGAGCCCGTCACCCGGTTGCAAGATGGCGACACGTTGCAAGGACGCGTTTCGCACTTCAAACGTAAGATCTGCAACTTGCATTAGAAGACAACTTCCTTACGCGGTTGAAATGTGAGCTGCGCGCGCGTGACCGATGTGGGGGCGTAAATTGTTGCACCGGTCAAATTGACGGACGCCAAAGAAGAGTTAGGTGGAATGGAAAACAATTTTGGCGCAGATGCCAAGGACGAATATTTGTTCGTACCGGACTGGTCGACCACGGTTCCTGCGTTTGTGTCAATAGTGATGTAATTGCCCGACGTTGTTTGCGCGTTTACCGTAAACCCCACGCCCGCCGCGTTCGTAATGGTGGCCGTATCAAACGGACCGGTTAACACCCACGTTGCCGGTGAAGGAACGTCGCCGTCGGGGTTGTCAATGCGCAACTGTCCCAGCACCTGGCCTGACGTCACTTTCATTGCAGTCAAAGAGTTTCCAGATCCAAACAACCCTCGTCCAGACGTTGCGGCAACACCAATTGATAAAGAGACTGCGGTTGAAAGTGACCAAAACGGTTGCGGGCATTGGAAAAGCAAAACAAGTTGCGCAAAAGTTTGCAACGCGTTGTCTCCGTAAACGTGCGACCCACCCGCAGTGTTGTAGCCCGTAATAGTCCATGTTTGACCGCTGGCATACGTTGCAGAAATGACTGTGGGTCCCGTTGATGAATCCAACAGTTCTGACAACCGGCGAAGTTTTTGTTCAACATCGTCTCGTGACGTTCCCAGAACATACATGGGCAAATCAATTTCGCGTGTCGCTCGGCGACTGTAACGAAACGTGCCACCATCCGTAGCGTTTTCGTCAATGCGAATTTTTACGGGTGGGCGACCAAAACCGGACACCCCGTTCTCCAAGATGTAATTCACGTTGTCAAACGTGATGGTGTCGCCATTTGCGCCGGTCAGGCTGATTGTGATGTCCATTAGTTCCCTTACCAGCCAGCGAGCAATCGTGAACGACGCATCGCGTCAAACAGTGCTTGTTGAGAGTCGATGGACTGGTTCGGCGCAGCGTAATAGTTAACGGTTTGGCCGCCAACGCCGGTCATGTCCTTGAGTTTGTCTAACGGGATAATTGCTTCAGCTTGACCCGCTTCGGCAACCCGAACAATCCGTCCGACACCGGGTTCACCGGCGGGCACAATGCCACCCTCGGCCATTGCCGGAATGTGCGACAAGTGTGTAACTTTTATGCCCATACTTTGGAGCACGTCTCCTGCGGGTCCGTCAATCACCCCGTTGACCGCATCAATGACGCCGTTGACCATGCCGATAATCCAGTTGAAAATACCCTTGATGAAATCAGCGACGCCTTGCCACACGGCGGCCACAATTTTGCCAAGGTTTTGCATGGCAAAAACCATGAGTGGCACAACGTGTTGAACCAACCATGTGATGACGCCGATTACAACCTGGAGAACAGGCACAAGAATCATTTGGATGACACCAACCGCCAAAGTCAAGATCGGCTGAACAATGGCCATGAACAGCGAAATTAACGGCGGAAGTAACTGTCCGACCAATTGAATGATGGGCGTCAACAATGGAATGAGCGACGCGACTAAACCCATCACCGTGGGAATGAGGGGGGCGATTGCTTGCATTAGTTGCAGGACAAGTCCGGCAAGCATCGAGAAGACCGGCATTAGTGCGGAAAAGATTGTGCCGAGTACCGGACCGAGTGCTTCAACAAGTTGCAAAATGACCGGCACAAGGATCTGAATTGCCTGGGCGAAAACGTTGCCAATAATGTCAATCATTTGAACAATGACCGGCATGAGCTTTTGCATCACACCGCCGAGCGTGGTGACCAGCATTGTGACCAGGTTGGAAACAACAGGGAGCAGTACGGTCAACGCTTGACCTAATGCGCCACCCAAAGTGGCTGCAAGTTGTCCGACGGTTTTAATGATTTGGGGAAGCACGGGGGCAAGAGCTTTAAAAATGAGCTGCACGGGTGAAAACGCGCTCATGAGTTGCATTATTTGCGGAAGTAGTCCAGCAAACACGGGTCCCAGTTGTTGGAACATTGCGCCAACGGCTTGAAATGCGGGCATGAGTGTTTGAAAGAATCCGCCCATTGCTCCGCCCGCGCCGGAAAACAACGTCATCAACCCGTTTCCGATGGTTGCCCAAATGGGTCCGGCAATCGCTCCGACTTTGACCGCGAACTGTTCAATGACTTCGGCGACGTGCATAAACTCGTCACGGTGCTCGCGCAAAAACTTTGTCACCCCTTCAATAGCGGGGGTAAGAGCTGAACGAAATACGTTTTGAACAGATTCCACTACCGGCAACAAATCGCCACCAAGCGTTACTTTTAGACCTTGGATGTCAGCGGCGAACATGCGTGCAGCCACTTTGGATTTGGTAAACGAGTTCATGGCTGTGTCATCAAGGACAAGACCCATGTCTTTGGCTTTTTGCGTCAACTCCGCCATGCCGTCTGAACCCTTGTTCAAGAACGGAATGAGTTGCGCACCCGAACGTCCAAAGAGATCTACGGCGAGCGCGGTTTTTTCCGCACCGTTGGGCATGTCTTTGAATTTGTCGGCCAGCCCAGGCAGAATTTGCGACATGGGCAGGATTGCGCCGGATGCGTCGGTGAATGACGTGCCCAATTTGGCGGCCATGTCAGCCGTTGCAGATGCGTCACCGGCCGTGCGTCCCAGCTGTGCTTGAAAACGCGTCAGTGCGCCTGTGGCGTCATCTGATGACACCCCTGCAAGTTGCATTGCACCGCGCAGACCAGAAACTTCCACCACGGATCCACCGGCAATGCGTTGCAACGATTTGACCGACCCGGCAAGGTCTTCAAATGCCTTGACGGAATCGTCGATGATGTGTTTGATGCCAATGCCCGCTGCAAGTGCGGCGATGGGGCCAGCCATCATTTTGAGGCCGTCCATAACTACGCCGCCGAGTTCACCACCGATGGCTGCGCCCTTGGATTTGACTTCGTCGGTCAGTGACTTTCCGAAACCTGTCGCGTCTGCTTTGACTCCGAGAGAGACTGTTCCGGCTGACATTGTTGTATCGGCCATTAGTCCTCCAAAAGATTTTTCAATTCAGACAGTGTGACGGTGGGCACCACTGGTTCCGGCTCGAATGGCCGTCTCACGCGATCCACGTCCGATGTGTCGGGGGATTTTGCGTGCGCGTTGTAATACAGGCGGCCGAGTCCGCGCAACGTATCAATGACCGCAGCAGTCATTTCGGTTGTGTTATCCCAACCAAGTGGCGCGTTCAGTTGTGTGCGAACATATGCGGAATCGGCGGGTAAAGCGTCAATGTGTGCGCGAAGCCTTCGACAGCCCCACGACTCGTTTTCGGAGTAACAGAGCTGCCGAAGGTCGGCACCATAGAAACGGGTGAAGTCGGCCTCGAGTGCGTCCCAATAGGTGAAGACCTGTTGGGCGAGGCTAACTATTCCCCCAGGGTGAGTCCGGCGACAAACTTTGTGATGGCACCAATGTCTTGACCGGATAGACCGGCTTCGAGCAGGGCGTCAACGTCTGTTGGGTCGGCGAGAATCACTTCAAGTCCGGCGCGAATCTCCAAAGCTTGGAACAGTTCAGCGACGGTGATTGGGAACTCGGCTTTCAGTTCGACGTACCCGGCGTCGAGCTTGAGAAATGGGTTGCCCTTTCCGTCACGGGCACGCTGCTCTGCACGAGCAACACGTTCCGCGTTGAGATCAAGAACCACAACCCCTTCTGGTGCCTTATTGAGCAATGCCATTATGAAGACACTCCGGTGTCGATGCCGTACACGACAATGGCTTTGGTGCCGTCCGTCGGTGCGACGGCCTGAATTTCAAACGAGTACACGATGGCGTCTTCGCGGGTGAATTTGATTTTCGGGAGTGATTTCAGCACGCCACGCTTAATGATGATGCGCTGGCTGGTGGAACCGTCCGACCAGTCAATGCCGTAGATGGCTTCCTGAACGGTTGATGCGTCGGGAATGGCCATTGAATATGCTCCCGCACTACCGGCGGTAATGGTTGCGCCACCCCAAGCGAGAGCCACGGTTGAGTTGTTTGACTCAATAGCGTCAAACGAAATGGAACGCGTCAGCGATGTGTTAACAAGGCGAACGATTTCCAGAGTCTGCCAGGCAGTGATTTCCTTCTGCTTCAAGTCTTGAGCGAGCTCGAAACCCATCGACAAGTAGCCGAGGTTGAGGAACGCGCCAGCATACGAAGAGCTGGCGTCGGTAGGAATGGTCGTGCCAAGGGGAGCACGCCACAGCGACCCAGTGGCCGCGATTTTGACCTTCGATGCGTCGAGTGCCATGTTGTTTCCTTATCTCTTTGGGGAAATGAAAAAACCCCCAAAGATTTGAGGGCTTTTGTTAGGGGTTTGTTTCTATGGGTGAACAATGACGCTGTACCGCGCCGTGTACCGGCTCAAAGGTGGAGTCGGAATCATGTCCGGCATCCATTGAGGACCAACCTCTTCAGATGCGGAAACTAGAACGCCAGCAGACACCGTGTCGTTGGCGATGGCCCAAATGGCTGCACGAATTGATCGTGCGAGTGTGTAGTTGTCAGCTTTTGTGCCACCAACGACGTCGACTTGAAACGATGCACGATCCATTGCCGGCCACATGCCGTCGGAAGACATCAACTGCACCAACACGTACGGGTACGACGTGCCCGAAGCTGGGATGGTGGTCACAATCTTGTCCGCAGAAATGAGCGACGTCACCACAGTTTTGGAACGCAAATACTGCAACACACACAGGACGGCATCTGGGAGAACACGAATGGGATACGACATGCGCTAGCGACCCTTCTTGCGGAACGTCAAACCAAGTTGTGCGGCCGCGCGACGCAAAACAAATTGTGCGGGAATACCCCGCGATGGAATACCAAATTCAATCCAGGCCGATTTTTCGTCTTTGGCGTAAACCCGAGCCCCATATCTGGTTTTCTGAACTTGCAAACCGCTGGCGTAACGGCCGGTATCCCGAGGCGCATTGCTCACAGCAATTTTCAACACTTTTTCGGCAACCTGCATCGCGCTGTCGCCCTTGCCGACAAACTCTTCGACATCTTTCTCGACGTTGGGATTCAACTCGATTTTGATTTCCCCATAACCTGAATCAGCCACTGACAACCACCAAACGGCACTCAATGTGCATGACCGTTTTTTTGCGCGGGTTGTAAACCGGCCACGGTTCACCGTTGACCTGAAAACGCTGCGAGTTGTACGTGATGTAGTCCAAATGTCCGATGTCCGTCCCTGCGGGCAGAAACGCAAACCAATCGCTGACGGCCGTGTCCCGGTTCTCCAAAAACTCTTGCGAAGCTTCCTGACTAAGGAACCCCACAACGGCCACAGGTGACCCTGTAACGGACGTAACTTGGTCACCGTAAACATCCGTCGACCCACCGATTTTCTGAACCGTCAGAGACTGATTCATCAACCTTGCCAACGTCATCGTGGCACCACAATCGACGACGAAACAGCGCGGCGACGATAGAAATTCAAGACACGCTTAGTTTCATCCCCAAGCGTCATTCCACCCGACTGGGCGCGGTCATACTGCACTTTGTAATGCCCGATTTGTTCGGAACTGATGCCGACCTCGGTGGAGAGCTGCATGGCAACCATGCCCGCAACTTCGTTCACAATGTCAAAAGGCACGTCATCGTAGCCATGCGTGTACGTCACGGTCACGCGAGATTGCGGTCCCTGCCATGTTGCACCGGCAACCTGCGGGCCCGAGTTAGATCCGGCGGGACCCCACAATGCGGGTCCACCCCAAATGGAGCCACCCCAGTCGGGCATGTACGAACCGGTGCCAAGAAACAAGTCGCCCTGCTGCAACTTCCATTGCGTGTTGGGCATCGTGCCACCGTTGAACACAACGGAAGACACCGAAGACACCGGATGTTCGGGCAACGTCAACACGTGCCCCCAGTTACCTTCAAGGGTCACCACATCATCCGTGACTTTCGTCAAGGTTTGACGCGTATACCGGCGCACCATGCCGGACGCCATCGCCAATAAGCGTGCACAGTTTGTCGCATCCGTACCGGTGAGCGAACGGTTCAAAATCGCTTCCACGTCGGCCTGGACGGCAAGGTTTGGCAACGTCATGGTCGCTCCTTCGGTTCGGGGAGAATCGAGATGACGTGCCAGCCGTCCTCGTTCTGCT